TGGAGTGGGCGATTCAATGACCCTCTTTCTGCGTACAACGCTCGCTGCGAAGAGGTACGAAGATTGCATGGAGAATTCGCACGCATCGCCTAATTTTGGCATCGCATTCTGCTGCACGAGAATGGTTGGCGTTGTGCTCATTTCTCCGCCGCCAGCATCAAGATCGTCAATAGAACAATTCTCCGCATCGTGCCTCCCCTACCCATCTCAATCCAAGCCAATAAGAATTACACCGTTAACAGCCCAAGAAAGCGCCGGTGCGGTGATGATCGCCGGAAGGGTTGAGCCACCTCCAGTCGTGCTTGTGCTTGGCGAAAACGGCGTGAATAGATACTGGTTTGAATTGGTAACGCCGCCCCACACAAAAGCCGGAGTCGTTGCGCTCGAAGTCCATGCTGCGCAGTACCATCCGGGCGAAAGTGTCACGGGGGCACCGGAAATTGCTAGGTTGTACTTTGTTCCCGTGGATGGAGCAAGTATCGTTCCTGCGACGGTGCCGGTGTGGAACGCGAGGGGCACATTGGTTGCGCCGTTCAGACATCCCGGCCCGTAAGCTCCTACGTCGTAACTATTGGAAGTGTTGTCAGCCGTGTTGACTTGGTAATTGATGTGTGAGGCTGTCAATCCCGGCGACGGAACATAAAACGCAGCAAGCCCGATGTGATTAGTCGCCACAGCACTGCCGACTCCGCCGCTGACTGTGGGAGAAGTGGTGTTTTGATAGTAGGTAGCAGGAGCACCTGTCGTATTCGCGGAAACCGGAGTGTTGCCAGCGATGATGACCCCAGTGTTACCTGCCGAGTTCGACTCCGGGCCAATGACATTGAAATCAAGATTATTATTCGCCGCCACCACATCGGAAGCGTTTGTGTAGAGGTAATTGAGTCCGTAGTTCTGCGCCCCGTTGCTCTCTCCATACAGATTGCCGATTGTGTTTCCCGTGACTTGCAATCCTCCGTAGCCAGGACCGCCCACGTAGCTCATCGCCGTGACCTCGATCCCGTCAGCCGCGAATGCCGCTGACCCCGCATGTGTTTGCGAGGACCCCCCGCTGTTCGTGAGAGTCAGGGTTGTGGTAGTTGAGGCCGTCGCTTGTGCGTAGGCGATGTTGCAGCCCGCATTTGAGAACCCAGTCACAGTGAAATACATGCCCGCTAGAGCATTCGATCCGCCGTTTGAGAATGTGCCAGTATAGGCAGTCGTTCCGCCCGCAGCGTTTCCGCAAGCAGTTAAGGTATACGGTCCTGCCCCCACGCCCGCAGTCTCATTCTGGTTGTTAGCTGCAATCTCATTGCTGTCGATGGTGACGTAGCCGACATTGGTATTGTCGATAAGGACACCGTTTGCTGCATTGCCGCGAATCTTTCCGCCGCTTGTAAAAAAGATTCCTTTGCCGCCAGAAATATGAACACCGTTCGCGTTGGGAGTCGTAACGGCAGGTCCAACGTCAGTGATGCCCGCTCCAGCCGCCCACGTCCCCTCGAACGTGAAGCCGAGGTAATGCCCGTTCAGCGACGAAGCAAAAAGCATACAGTCGCCGCCCGTGCAATCGTCCAATTCAAAATTCTTGAAGAATCCCCAGTTCGGGGCATTGCCCGGATTCGCTGCGTCTTCGACTAAAAGACCGTGTAGGCCAGAGTAACCTCCCGCCCAGTCACTGACCGCAGTTCCGTAGCACTGCGAGTCCATCAGCAATGTAATCGAAGTCGTGTTGTCAGTATTGCCGTAGGTGTCCAGAGTGTTAAAAATCGTGTCTATGGCGTTTACGCAATCAAACATCGTGCCCGCCGTGCCTCCTGCTGGTGTAGAGAACGGGGCGGGGATGCGGAAGCCTGTTACCTGATTCGCATAGCCATTGATTTTGTTCAGAATCGTGGTCGATGCTCCGCCCTTTTCAATCACGTTCGGGCCAAGCACTCCGTAATTGCTGCCAAGGTCAACGCCAAGAGTAGTCGAGTTTGTCCACGCCAGAGCCACGTTGCGGATGTTCACGCCTGCTGCGGTGACGTTGACGCCGGTTCCCGAGCCCGAGTAGGTGTACCAGTTCCCCACACCGCCGCCATCAAGCGTCACGGATTTACTCAGAGCGATTGTCGTTGAATAGCTTCCACCCGCCCCGGAAAGCTGAATGATGTCTCCAGCCGTCGCAGTTGCCACCGCCGCGTTGATGTACGCTCCAAGGTCAGCACCAGCACACCACGCAGGCGGTTGCGATCCTCCGCAGGCTTCGGGATAGAACACAGCGTTCAGTTGGCCGTTGGCATTGATGACAGTGCTCGAAACTTGCCCCGTCGTATTGCTCGTGGGCAACGCACCCGCCACGGGATAGCTTGCCGCCGCTGTGTAGCTTGAGGCGGGAGTGTTCTGCTGGAATGTCGTTGCGCTTGTGCTGATCGCCGTGTAGTAGGCGAACGTCCCACTGTTGGTCATCCAAAGGTAAGCGCTGGTGCATCCTGTCGGCAGCGTGCCATAGGTCCATACGATGTAGCTGGCTCCGCCGATGGTCGTCACGTTCGCGGAATTGTTTGCCGCCGCCGTTGTGTTCGCGCCGCTCGAATCAATGCAGGTTACGACGGCTTGGTTCGTTGTGCTTGCGCCTACCGTCTGACCGCCTGAATTAGTAGCCACGCCAGTAGGTGCGGCGGCGTTCGCGACGGCTTTCACCGTCAGGCCGGGTGCGCTTGCATTGACTGGGATTGCCGCGTTGGTAACGTGCGTGAGGCCGAGGACGGTTGGGTTCGGGTAGTTGCCGCCGAGATCGCCCGAAGCGGAACCATTCAGTGCATTCTGAAGATCGGTCTGATTCGACAGAGTGCCCGTAATGTGGCCCCAGACGGCCGCAGTTCCAGAACTATTATTTCCATATGCAGTTCCATTCAATGAACCGCCGCCTGTGCCTACTGCAATGACAAGTTCCATATAAGACGATCCTGAAGGCGTGCAGGTGCCGCTTCCTGTCGAACTCGCCGTGATCGTTATAGCCGATCCGCAATTCGTCCACGGACCAGAAGAAGTCGCACTCTGCTTAATCTGTGCGGTCCAACTTGTGCTGGTTCCAACGGCGGTTATATTCGCTCCAAGCGTGACGATGGTCGATGGAAAATAGAGATACGTCTGCGGACACGGAACCATGGAATTGCAGCCAAATGGGAAAGTGACTACACCGCTCGCGGAAGCGGTAAATCCAGCAGGCAATTGAATCGTCTGCGCACGCGCTAAGCACGCCAAGATCAGAATCGTTATACCGAGAAAAGTTCGTCTCATCGTATCGACCTTCCTGCTACTGTGCCTTGAGAATCTGTGTTGATGATACAACGGGCATTGTCGGGCCTGAATATCCTTTGGAAACGAGGAATGGCTGAATGTTCGTTATGTACCAAGTCAGCCATGCCTGATTGACTAGAGCCTGTGCGGTTCCTCCCGTATTCAGCACTTCTATCGCTGGTGCGGTTGCGGTGATCTGACCGGGCGCAAGATCGATCACAACCGAGCTATCGTCTGATCGCAACTGCGCACTGTCAGTTGAGTAATTTATAAGTGCGCGTGGATTGGAACGGATTCCAAAGATCGCAATTCCATCGCCAATATCATGCCGATAGAGCGCACCGTCTGGCTGTTTCTGGACACCGCCATTCTGCCACCACATGTCAAAGGCCATATCTGCGAAGATCACCAGACATTCATCGCCGATCGCAATCGGGAAGGTCAGATTCCATCCTCCCGCGCTCGGAAATACGAACGGCACATCATCGAGGATTGGCAGTGTGGTCAGTGTTGGAATTGCCTTCACTCGCAAGACTTCTTGCACGGATGGCTGGACGGAAACGGTTTGGAGATCAGCATTGAACGGATCGCCATTTTGATTAGCAACCACGATACCGGGAAGAGCTACGCGAAGATCGCACTCAAATTGATGCAAAGCAAGGCGAATCGGGGCTGACTTGATCGAAAGCCTGTCCTGAACCGAAACCAGACCTTTGAGCTGAGAGCTAGTTCCCATAGGGTGCTCTCCTGTCCAGTTCCGGGCTTCCGGCAGGACTTGTCGCATCGTAGACATAGGCTGCGCGACCGCCGATGCTCGTGAAGGCGATAATTTCCGTCTCCCATTGATTGCCGCGTGAGTCGCCGCGGTGCTGCAAACCATTCACGAGATAAAGTCCATTGGGATCAAGAATCGGCCTGTATCCTGGAGGCGTGAATTCAAATTGCCGGATGATCGAGCTGGCAATGTTGACTTGCATCGGCGGAACGCTCACACGCAAACGAGGATCGAGCGCGACGATGAAGTTCACGCCATCCTGCGTTTGCTGAGGAACGCCGTAAATTCCCGTGGTCGATGTATATGTGATGGTCGATACAGCATCGGCATCGCTCATTGTGCTAACCGAGAGCCCATCCGATCCATACCATGATTGCAGATTGTTCGCAGCCGCTACTGCATCGATATACTTATGCGGATCACCGAAGAATGGCCTCGCCCGTGGAAGTTGCGACTGCGCTGTGGGCATCGAATTCAGCGTGTCAGTGGAACCGGAATTGATGGTGATGGGATTCTGCGCGCCTGCGCACATCTTGGAGATCAGTGCCATTTGCGTCATGTTCGCATTGCCTCGGAACTGTGCGAAGTTGGCGATGGTTTCCTTGATGCCCGTGTAGCACATCAGCGTGACCTTGGAATCGATCACATCTGGACGTTCATAGAGCGCCTGATAGACTTCGCCGGCAAAGATGATGCCGAATGATCCTGTCTGGAATCCCGCTGAGAGAACGACCGTCGATCCCTGACCGGAAATGAATTGCTGCGCCTGATCGACTCCCAAGTTGTAAATCTCGATCTTCGCAGTCCAGAATGTTGCGTGCGAGGAATAGCCGGGAAGATTGACCTCGAACACGAGGCGCATGGGTTCCGGAATGAAGCCTGTCGATGCGAGTGTGGCCTGCGTTGAGTTTCCCGTATCATCGGGAGGACTTGTCACGACAAGCGACCACTGGCGACCCATGTTGGGAATCTGCGAGACCGGGTTATAGGGATTCGCGCTCATGCGTTGTCATCCCAAAGAAGCAGAAAGTTATTCCCTAAATCGTTTGCGCCTGGATAATCGTTCGAGACTTGGCCTAGATTGATGATGTACGCGCTGCCGATATTCAGGTATCCGTATTGCGCCAGCAGATTCGATGCTGGCCAGCTTCCCGTAATCATCGGAACTGAAGAGAGAAGAAGATTTCCCCCTGCATCAAAGATGCTCATAATCCAGTATTGGGCCATTTCGCTGAACATAATAAACAGACCAAGGCGCAGCACTGATCCATTGACATTCAGTGCGACGTTCAGCGTTTGGTTTGGCGCATTCGTCAATGGAACGATCTGGCTCATGGTTGCGGCAGACCTCCAGTATTGTTGCTAGACCAGTTTCCTGCACCGATCACGTTCCCTTCTACCGCCTGAATTGCTTCGGACGATAGAACATCAGTGGCTGTCGAAGGCAATCCGTTCTGGGCCTGTACTCCGGAGGGAACGGGCTCTGGATTTGTCTGCCCTATAGTGGTGCTGCCGGTGGTCTGTGAGCGCGCACTGACGGTTTGCGTCGCCACATTGAAGAGAAAGATTTGCTGAAACTCGACTGTTGCGCGCAGCCCATAACGTTCCTTCACTGTGTCGTTGGGCTGCACATCGACGATGAACATATTCACGTAAGTCTTGAGTCGCGTTGTGATCGTGAGCGGAACACGCGCCTGCCTAAGATTGTCCAGCGTTTCAAAGCAGGAAATGGACTTCGATGGATTCCCTACCCACTGACCTTCCGCATATGGCTGAAGCACGTCAGTCATCAGCACATCCATGACCAGATGCGCGGGATCGAGGATGATGTGATCGGTGACGTTTGCATTATCTTGAATCGGATGAAGTGTCGGTCTCGCGCGTTGTGAATGAGAAAGGCGCATCACGCCATCGAAAACAAGATATTGAGGGACAGTGTTCGGACTGGGAGCAGCAGGAGAACTCGGCGCTATCGCTCCCGTTGATGTGCCGCCGACTGCGCTGTTTCCGTTCTGCGCCTGTACATAGTTTGCCGGAACGGTAAGCATGGTAAGCGCTGGTTGTGACCACTGCGGAGGTCTGAATTGTACGTCTTGACCTGCTACCTGCCCGAGCAATGCTTGTTGATTTGCAAATGATGAGGCTTGTTCTGCCGCAGATTCTGCGAACACAACAATGCTGCCCACACCTAGAAGCGCGGTCGATGAAACTTGAGGAAGTGAGATGCCGCCCATCTACTTGTATCCTCCC